AACTGTGGATTTCTTTTTAGATCTGCTAATGCCTAGCTTGCGGCGCTTGTTGATGTTCTCGTAGAGGCTCATATTAATTTACTTGTTACCATTTGACTTTGTTTGCCCAATAGGCTGCTGAGAGTTTCCCTCTGGCTATGTTCTTTGCATGACGAGCCTTGAAGCTTTTTCTTCTGGCTTTCTCTGCTGGTGTCTTTGGGTTTTTACCGGCACCACTGACACCCTTTTGGCCAAACCTAATTAGTTTCACCTTGGATCCTGATTTAGCTAAGACAGCATGTGACTTAGTCTTGTGTCCTGGAGTTCTCTTTGGTTTGTTGTATCCAGAGAACTTCTCTCCTGATCGTTCAATAGCCATATTTAAGTAGGGTATTTGTTCCTTTTGTTTGTTTCCTACTATAGGAACACCCATAGATACTAGGTTTGTGAATACTATGGGTCCACCTATAGGGTATAAATAATAATACAAACTAAAACAAACCTCTCCCTTTGTTCTCTTCTTCTTTTGTTTTTATTAGTAAAGGTTTGTTCTCTATTACCTATCGTTTGTGATTGAGGTTTTTTCCTCTCGTTAACTAATAGTGTACTTATAGGGGGCCTTATCGACGGCACCGTATATGGCAATAGGCAAATGTGATTTTATTTTTACTCTTTTTGTTTAAGGTAAGAAAGGTGTTCTCTCTTAAAGGTAGGCACAACTAGGTTCTCTACAGCTCTGACTAGGGCTTCCTCTAGGTTCTCATTGTCGATTAGGTAACCTAGACCACTGAGGGCAAAACAAGCATGAACTACTTCATGGAGAATAGTGTCTAAAGTGTCTTCTTCACTGAGGTTCTTTCTTATGTGGATTGTTCTTTTTTCAAAGTGTAGGACCCCAAAGTCATCCATTTGTCTGTATTCAATGGAGAACTTATGGCCCCCAATCATCACCTCAGTGGGTCTATATTTGGGTTGTTTTGCCATAATGAGTCGTATTTAGATTCTGAGAGGGTTTAGGTGTGTTCTGGTGTGCTGACCCTTAGAGCCAGCTAGGACCGCTCACAGAGGATCCTCGGGACTTGTAGAAGCTATCTTGGAACCTTTGTAGTTCTTCTCTGAGTAGATCTTCTTTTCTGTCCTCCATCTTTTGTGAGGCATCTTGTGCCATTTGTTCTGTCCAGTAGGCAATGGCTATACTGAGGGCATCTAGTCTGTCATCGTGTGTGATGGCTCCTCGGTCCCTTGTGAGTCTACTTAGTTGGTAGATTAGCTGGTATTTGAGGGAGGATTCGTTTGGATAGTCTTGAGCTGTCCTGAAGTCGTTCTTGATGACCTCTGGGTCTATGATGAGCTTGTGTCCTGCCATCACGGGTTCCAGGGTATCTATGATCCTGCGTTCCTTCTGGGTGCTGTGACGAACTTCTTCGATGGTGCAAGGGTGAACCTTTGTGAGTATGGGCTTTATTAGCTCCACAAACATACCATCACCAAAGTTACTCTCCACAATGATTGTATTTACATTGTGTTCTTTTGCCAACACACAGAGATACTTGAGGGTTTCTTCACTGTAGCCCCCTTGTAGTCCCCCAGCGGCAGGAACGTAGAGGAACCCGTTGAGCATCTTGCAGACTGCAAAGCCTGTTTCGTCCTTTCCTCGTCCTGCTGGGTCAATACTAAGGACACTACCGGTAAACGGGATGTGATCTCCTAGAACCTTAAAGGGCCTGTGGAAGCGATCACCAGTCATCCCTACGTTGGGAACCGCTGAGTCCCACTCAAGGGACGGATCGTTTGCCCACACAACTTTCTCTGGTGCTACCTCGTCATCAATGCTCATTACAAGGAGGTCATTGATCTTCAACGGGTATTTCTCTACGTCTGACAGCTTGGAATCCAGCATGAACTGGAGGGCGAACCCAGCAGACCCGTAGGATACCTTTCGGTCAGCCAGATCTATGTCAGAGAAACGGAGAGGTTCTGTGGTTTTGTTTTCTTTTTCGGTGCTTACACAGAGCTGACTGATGTTGTCGTTGTAGGTCAGGTTGTTTTTGCTCTGTGTGACGTATTGAGCGGGCCATATTTTTGTATCGTAGCCTCGTTCTTGTAGTGATCTGTAGAGTGTGTCCTCGCACTGTGGGGTTCCTAGAAAGAGTATCTTGGATTCCTTGTTTGGTTTGATGATAGCGTCGAACTCCTTGACTTGTTCGCCAAGCTTGTCGCGCATCATTTGTGTTGCTGAGTTATTTGGGACCTCTACGTCATCAGCAACGATTATGTCTGCTCGGGAGCCTGTTAGTTGAGACGTAATTCCGAGGGACTTGACGGAGGGGGCATGACTTGCTGGAGCTGGTCCAACGTCAAAGGAGATTTTGGAGAAATGGAGCTTCGTGGATGAGTCTAAGTGTGAATGTGCTGAAATCATCTGCTCGAGTTTTAGAAGCACTGACAACAAGAATGTTCTTGCTGGGATCGAGGAGCAACTGGTGAACGACGAAAGCACTGCAAATCCAAGACTTACCAACTCCTCGAAATCCTTGGATGACAGCTCGTTTTGGTCCGTGCTGCATGTAGTCCGCGATTTCATATTGGATAGGTGTTGGTTGAGGTAGGTTTAGTTGTTTCCAGACTAGGAATAGAAAGTTTCGGAAGTCCTTGATTTCGTCAGGTAGGTCCAAGGGTCTATGGGGTTTGGTTATTCGCCCACCACTTTATCTACTCCATCTTCGTTAAATGGAAGAATCTTACACAACTCTTCTAGGGGACTCTCAGCAGAAGCCATAGCACTGATGCCGTTGTCCTTGAGGATCTGACGGGCTGCACTGAGGTCTGCTGGTGCTGCTTCGCCACTTTGGATTCTCAGTATGAATTCATCAATGAGTATATCCTGGAGTTGCTGTAGCTTGTCTTGTGTTGGTTTGCTCATTCTTTTTTGAGTTCTTTAAATATCTTTACGCCTAAATAGAACAGAGTGGTAGCGCCCACAGCAATAGCCACCATGTTGTTGATGTCGCTAAGGGTGATTGTTCCTAGTAGTCCTGTGATGCCTACTGCTGACGGGAGGTGCTCGGAGTTCATTGGGTTTATTAGGCGTAAGCTCGGAAAACTAAGCCCCACTTAGAAGTGTTAATAGTGGCCAATGTCCCACTAGCTGATGACTTATCGAGAACATAAATATCATTTTCTCTTCTAAACTCTATCTTAGCAGATGTAGCCCACACAGCTATGTTGTTGGTTCCTGTTGCATTAAGGAACAATTGAACCTCATCGTTTACGGAATACCCAAGTTCTGAGCTAGTGCATTTAAGAACTACGAAAAACAATTTAGGAGAAACAGCTAAGCCATGAGCTAATCCTGTGTCTGTGTCTACTGCTGGAATTGATTGTATTGAGCTTTCAAAGCTGTTTGAGAAAGCACCTGCTGCACCTGCTGCACCTGCTGCTCCATCAGAAATAACAAAAGATTTATCTGTGCTATCTCCAGTGTCATCTAGCTTTATTGTAACCGTAGTATCTAAACCAACTTTACTTGTAGTAATTTGGTCAATACTAACCCCAGTAGCCCCCGCAGGTCCTTGTAGTCCTGAAGCAGTTGAAGATGCGTTCTCTAGAACCTCTTGTGCAGCATAGACTGCGTGCCTGTAGGACGTATCTAGGTCGCTCTCGGTAATCCTTGAGCCACTTTGGAAGTCCACTAGTTCAGCAGTTCCCGTAGACCGATAAATTCTAATCTTGTTAATGCCGTCACTACCGGTGCTTGGTGCAGAGCTAGTTGTAGCCGTGGTTCCATTCACTGTTACCGTAAGGGCTCCTGTGGTGTAAGTGGTCCCGTTGTTAGTTGATGTAGCGACTTTAAGGTGTCCTTGGTTTATGAATTTAACATTAAAGCCTGTGAAGCTGGTGCCTGTAAGACCAGATGTGTATTCTTGATAGCTGTTAGCCATTGTATTGTTCTCTAAGGGGGTTAAGGGGTGGGGATGGGGACTCTTCTTGTTTCTCTTTGTCTTCCAAAGATGCTGTCAGCAGTTTCGCCTTCAGCGTTAATAAATCTTCTTAGGGTTCTTGTGTTTTCCAGTAGATCTTTTTTTGCGTCTCTGTAGTAACCTTGTATTTCTCTGTTGATTTCCATAAGACCTAGGTTGACGTACTCATCGCCTCTAAGCTCATCTGTTTCTAATAAAGCTTCAATATCGCTGCGACGAACAAGCTTGTTGATTTCTCTTTTGACGTTCATCTTTTTGATGATGTCAGCATATTTAGAATACAAAGTGTATCCGTTTTCATCTCTGTAATCTTGCAACTTTACAGCATTAATTGTTTCAGGAATCCTTGAAGATATTCGACCTTTGATGTCTGCGGCTAGTAAGTCATCAACCTTAGTAGGTTCCTTGTATTTAGCTGAAGCAAACCTGTTGTATTTGTGTAGCCAGGTTTTTCCTGACTCACGTTCTTCTCCAAAGATGTCTCGTTTTACATTAGGAGCACCTGCACCTGTTGCACTGTAATAAACACGGGCTACATAACCTTTAAAACTGTTTTCACCTCTAAGCTCATTAAGTGTTCCGTTGCGTGATGCGAATTCAACTTCTTTGCGAATTTGAGAAGGAATAGGTATATAACTACCTATTAGTTTAGAAAACGCATTAGAACTTAACTCTACGTTGTCTCCTGTAAGTTCAGTAAATTGCTTTAATCCTGAGTAAACTGGAAGCTCTTTAACAATTTCCTTTACCGATCCAGATACCACTGTTTTCCATCCCGCTTCTTTACTAAGTTTGTTTTCGTTTCTTGCTCTAAAAAAGTTTCCAAGATCAGCGCCAAGAACAAGAGGAGCGTTAAAAGGAACAGCAGCTCTAATGTCTATTCCAAAGAACGTAAAAGGTTTCTTTTCTTTGTTCCTTGCTCTTTGTTCATCGGTCATCCAAGCGTTTGTTCCTGTTGAGTGGCCAGCGTAACCCGATAAAACTCCAGCAGATAAAAGAGAGCCAGCAACCATAGCGTCTGTAAGAGACTCTTTGTTATACATAACTCTTCTTGCTTCGGCTATGTCTCTTAAGGTCTCTGTGTCTTTTATGATTTTTTCGATATTAGTTTTCTGCGCTTTATCTGTTGTCTCATCAAAAAGCTTTTTAAGACGTTCTATTTCTCTTTTGTGATTTTTTACTGCTGTTCCAAAAGGGTTTAAAGGAGCAGTAAAAAGTACTCCTCCGCTAAATCTAGCCATTCTTTGCACACTTCGGACACCTACGCCTAAGAACGGCATAAATGCTTCAACAGCAGCACCTAGAGCTTTTTTTGTTGGTTCATTAAGATTCTTAGTAGCAGTTTTTAAAATTGCGTTAATAAAAGCTTTTTTAGCTTCTACAATGCTATCTGAAGAAGCAGCCATAAGTAGAGCTTCATCAATAAGCGCAAATTCATCTGCTAATTCATCCAGTCCTTCTAATACATTAACACCGTCTAAATCTTTTGAAGCAGCGCCGTATAATTGATTAAATCGCTTTTCTGCTGCGGTAGCATCGTCAGGAAACTCTAAAATAGCTTTTTGTCTAAACTTAGAACGCGCTGCTACGTCTCTTAGTTGTCTTTTAAATACAGCATCAACTCCCATAATTGTTCGCATTCCAATAGACAAAACATCAAAGAATTTTCCTTTAATTGTTTTATCAACTAAGAACGCTTTAATGTCTCTTGTTGCTTTTTCTCTAAGAGCCGCATCAGCTTGTGCTTTTTTTATTATACGATTAACACCAGTAGGAAACGCCGATTGAGTTTCTGCTGTATTTAAATCAAACTTGTCCGTCGAACCGTAATTAGGATCTCTGGCTTCTTTAAAAGTTTTTACGAAGTGCTTTCTAGCTGCTCCATTAAACAATCCAATAATTCCTCTTACACTTTCTTGCCACTCCATTATTGCAATTTTGTTTGCGAGTGGTTCTCCTTTAGTAAATATTCGATTAGTTATTGGTTTAAAAATGTTTCTTCCCATTTCAAACATTCCAGTAGGAAATGCAGCTTGCGCGGAAGGGAGAGAGTCAATAAGTGCCATTTTTCTGGCAAGTCTAACTGATCTAAAGAACTTAGAAATTCGTCCAATGTTGTCTGCTGCATGTGCCGCGTCAAGATAGCTGGCATATCTTTCGTAAAGTTCTTTATCTCTTTTTGCTCGTATTACTCTTTCTTCTTGTTTTGCAAGCTTTGTCAGAAAAGTCCGCATTGCTTTTTTACGATTAGCAACTTCTTTGACTGCTTTGTCGTATTTGCTTTGAACGGTTCCTTTGAACCTACCTGGCATACGACCAACCTCTTGTTGCATCTCATCAGCATCTCCACGCTTTAAA